TTGCCCAGTGTTGCTGTCTTTATGAGGCCTGCTCCGGATGCACCACTAACATAAGCCAACTGAGCAAATGCTCTGCTTGCAACAGGAAATCTTTTATCTAACTGTCTTTTGTCTGACATAATTTATTGCTCCTAAAATGAAGGTTCAGCTGATCGGCCTCTCATGGCCAATCGTTTCTTTGTTCGTATCGATCTTAATTGATAGTCGCCAAGACTAAAATTCGGTGAGCCTGTTAATTCTGCAATTCTGTCCTGTCCGCCTCTGGGAGCAAGATATAGTATCGCTGTACCTAATGCTATCATCGGACCCCACTTTACATCAGCAGGAGCGTCAGCAGCTTCGAGGGCAGTAGGCCTGTTCATCTCAGATGCAGCCTGAAATTGATACATATCATCAGGTTTGGGTCTCATGTAGATTTTACCGTTAGCCATTAAAGCGGCGGTAGGTATTCCTCTATTCGATGGATCTCCGTCAGTGTATGTGTCTGTTACCGCAGCGTCATCAAGTCCTGTTGTTCCGGGGATGAATGCATCTGTACTAATGACCGTAACGAATCCAAGGTAAGCTGAATCATTGTCAGCGGCAGGGAGGTCATCGATCGCCAGAGCCTCTGAGTCGTAGCCTGTAGCGTTGTCGTCAGCTTCATAGATAGTTATTGTACCATCGGAGTCTATCTTCAAGCAGAATGCTCCGTACTTGTTAGCAGGGATAGTATCAAGACCGCTAAAGGCTGTACCGGCTGCAACAGCCGCCTTTGAGTATGACCAGCCATCAATCTCATACTTAAACGCACTATTGGCCACCTGTGAAGTTGTGGAGCCTATGGCCAGTGTCGGGGAAGTTATATACTGTTCATCGGTAGGATATTCATTAAAGAATTGTTTTTTGTCTTGACAGAACGTGATATCAACACCGTTCACAGTCATAGGCTCCATCAATTTCACAATCGTCTGTGCAAGGCTGTACTCTCCATCGTCAACTGCACTGAGAGCCTGAGTAAAGAAAGAATCGAAGTTAGTAACCAGAGCATCTTCAGGGAAGTAATTCTGATAGTAATCGTTTATTAAAGCATATACAGCAGCATCTGAAATATCCGCAGTCTGTGTTCTGCCTGTGAGCTCTCTGAATCGGGTAGCTATCTCGCTCAGTACCCAGGTATAATCAGCCATAATTCACCTCACTTGAAAGACAAGGCGGACGGCAGTCAATCTAAGGAGAAAAGACCACCGCCGCCTGTTTAATTTATGCACCTGTCATCGTTGGTGTCGTGTCAGAGATACAAGTACCAGTGACATACCAGTGCGTACCGTCGCAAGTCATTTTAATTATAGTTCCACCATCCATATTAGGGATAGTAAGTATATAATTAGCGGTATTATCACTCCAAACAGCAGCAAGTGAACCATCATCAGTATCGTGGAAAACAACTGAACCATAGTAGAAATTGGTTACATCACCAGAAGTTATATTATGGTCGTGAGTTTCGACTGCTGTTCCGGTGTACCAAAACTCATAATTCAACCCATCCGCCTCTGTGGGCAGGCTTATAGTTAAGTTCGCAGCTTGCTGCTGAATCATATGAATCTTGCCGGAATTAACAGCCAAAACAGAATATGCGGCTCCATCTGGGATAAGCACATCAGCCTGTAATAAGCCTACCACCGTAGTCGCTCCAGCCACTGTTAACGCACCTGATACCGTTGCGGCTTCTGTATTAGTGATAGTCAACTTACCAGTCGTTGTCAACTGGAGGTCATCTTCAGCATCTATGAGAATATCACCAGTACCAGCACCGTTTGCAGTAAGCGTAATTCCACCATCATCAACGAGAACTTGCACGGCATCGGCTGCCTGTCCACGGTCGTTATGGATCAGGATCTCCGAGGTTGTACCACCATCAGCACGAATCTGAATACAATCGTCAAGGTCAGCGTCAGACTGGATTATCACGCCACCGGCAGTAGCTGTAATCTGTATAGCTCCAGCGTCTTCGGTAACAGATGTTCCGGCTGTGTTCAAGAGTTGAATCATATCGCCAACAGCAGTGGCATTCGTAAGTACAATGTCATCCGTACTTGTAATAACCACATCACCCGTTCCAGATGTAATATCAACTCCACCAGCAGTACCGGAAGCCGATATCGCAATAGCATCACCAGCTTCCATTGCTGAATCGAGGTTAATTGCACCGGCAGCGGAAGTGACTGAAATATCAACGGCTGTGCTATTGTCAATGTCAATTTTACCAGCAACGTCAATATCCAAGGTTCCTGTTCCGGCGTCAATGTTAATACCACCAGCAGCGTTAGAAGCAACAAGCCAGATAGCATCCGCATGAGCCTCGCCTGAATCTAATTTGAAAGACTTATCGGTAACATCAATAGAATAATCTCCACCGACAAGAGAGGTAGTAATACTACCGCCAGCAGTGTTGATTGCGATATTATCCGAAGCATCTATATCGATGTTATCAGCAGAAGCCACCTTAATATCACCAGTAACCGATATTAGACTCAAAGCATCAGTACCAGTACCGGCCGATGTCAAGATAAGACTCGCATCAACTGCACCGGCCTGAGAGATAGTCAAATCCTCCGTGCCGGCATCAGCGGTCAGCGTGATATTACCAGCTTCAGCGTCAAACGTAATATCCTCAACACCAGTAATCTTGTCGAGTGCATTAAGCTCTAACGTTACCGCAGAGGTATCACTTGAGAATCCGACAATATTAGTTCCTGTCAAATCAATAGTGAAATCCTCTACGCCACTGTCAAACTCAAACTTGCTATCAGTTGCATTACCGATAGTTTCGTCATTCTCGAGTATTATCTCACTGGTAGTATCCAAACCAATGCATGTTAAAGCTCCGGTATTTGCCAGACTGAAGTTATCGCCAAGCAAATCTATCGTCCCGGTGGTACCATCAACATGCAGACCAGCACCAGTATTAGCGGCTCCCATCGTACAGGTAATGCAATTGCTATTGTTGGTTGCATCACTCTGGGTTATTGTGAGACCGGCATTATCGGAATTATCAGCCACGGTAATATTCACCGCACCGTCATCAGCGGCAATCGTTCTACCGACACCAGCTCCACCATAATCATAGGCTGAGTCGAGACTCACACCACTTCCGGCATCCAGTGCCGTCCATGCAGAGCCGTTATAAAACTTCAAGCCATTAGTTGCGGAGTCATAATACATCGACCCCTCTTCATCGTCAGGCTCCGATTGCGGTGTGAACGTATAAACACCAGCTCCGATCGAGTCACTTAAATACTGACTGAGCAGATCAGGATTAGAGGCGATGTCATAGTTAATGTCGGTTGCAACGTAACCTCCGTAACATACCACGGCTATCGTTGCAATTACTACCAAAAAACCTAACATCCTCGTCATGATACTGCCCTTTGCTTTCTTTGCTTTGGCTGCCGCTTTAGCTGCTTCCTTCTTTGCTTTGGCCGCTGCCGCTTTAGCTGATTTTGCATTTGCCAATTGACACACCTTAGCGTTCAATAGCTCCATGTCTGCATAAAGTGTGTTGAATAATTTACAGAGTTCTTCCGTTGAATCACATTGTTCATATCTTACCTTGTTCATGTCAATACTCCTTTAAGCATTGAGTTTCGTTAATTGTTCCTTAGTGAAGATAGGTTGTAAAACGAATCGGGGTTTGACTATCGGAATGTTGCCCTTGACATTACCAGTCAGCTGATCAAACACAGCCTTATGAGTAACGTAGGTCAAACTTGTGAGATGTTCATATACACTGTACGCCATCTTAACTGTCTCGCCCGGAAATAAGTGATAACGAGGACACTTCTTGTATCCCTTCTTATTCACGGGTCCATGCATGCCGCGAGGCTCAGAGTATGAGAACTCGATATCAGTTCCTGAACTTTCCATGTTGAAAAACTTTATCGTTATCTCTGGATCACTGTCATCAACTACAACCGCTAATGATTCAGCGTTGAGCTCTGCTGCCTGATGTTTACGGTCTGATTCTATCTTGAGAATATTCTCCCGTATCACAGCAGCAGATAACTTGTCATCCATTTTGTAACCAAGTACACCATCAGCATACTTGATTAGTTCCGTTTTAGTCATCGCCTTGACCTGTTCTGCCAACGGCAATGCTTCACTAACGTCTGATTGTACTGCTTCCATCATTTCTGGTTCCATATCTTTTCTCCTATCAAAAGAGTTTCAAAAACGGGGCCGACCCGATGCCGACCCCATAACTATTTACTTAAAAGTAACAGGACTCTTGTTGTCAGCGTCGCCCATATCAGCTGCACGATCATGCTGTTCGGCTTTGAAGCAAAGAATTTCGCCATCGGTTGCTATACTAACACCAATAGTAAAGCCCTTAACACCAACATTCTTGACCTTCGACTCACGGCATGTCCAGACATTTGAAGCGTCATCTGTAACCGTCTCACCAGGTACTGTAGGCCATGTAGGCTCAACTGTACCGTAAGTGCTGCTCGAGGTAGTACATTCGTAAACGAAACCAGTCTCATTACCGCTTGTCGGCTTTGTGATAGTTCCGAGTACTGTCGTACTCCTGGCCGTAGGTTGTGCTGCACCAACTGCAAATGCGTCAGGCATCGCAGCAGACTTTTCACCTTCACCACTCGGAGCCGGAAGCATTAGCTTCTGGGTCATGGTATCGTATGCAATGATACCAGTTGCCGCCGTAGTTAGATGAGATTTAGCTCCTGCTGTGTCCAGCATACCATACTGACCTGTCAGTGCTGAGGTATTGCCCATCACCTTATACCACTCATAAACGAGTTCGGTTCCGCCGATGGCAGTCCAAAGCCTGAGAAAGTCAGGTATGAAACCACATTCTACATTAATCGCCGCATCAGAGGCTATCAATGTGCCACTTACTATCTTACCCATGATAATCCTTTCTATCTAAGGTTTAGCCGTTAGTGCATTTAAGAACGTGCACGAACAACTCATTAAGGATTCTGGCTACCTGCCACATCTTCCAGCCAACCGTAGATCTTTGGTTCAGAGGATCTGCTGATCCAGCCGAGCCGTAACCCTTGATTATAGCTTGGGCATTGCCACCGCTTATATCTACCGTACCATAAGCCTCTTTAGCTATGATAGGACATGAATATGTACCGCTCGCCACATAACCTTGTGTAGTGGTCAGCCAGCGAACATTACCAGTCGCACCCCACTCAGCTTCATCGACACCCTGCTGAGCAGCATAATTAGCAACTGATTTGAAACCAGATACATCTTCGAGGTCATCTTCGAGATCAGTATCAGCAATCGCCCAGTATGCAGGACGAATAGGACTTGTGCCTTGTCCGGTTCCACCCTTTACCAGGGATGTCATGTAGTCGGCATCGTTACCGCGGAGAGTTGATCTCACGGCATCGATATCGGTTTTGTTCAACAGGGTTACTGTTCCAGAACCGTTCGAACATGTTGTACTGGAGGCCGACGCTGCCAATACATCTCTGGTCAACTGGTCGATGGTGTTCATCATCTGGTCATTCTGCCGGGTTACTTCAATCGTGATGTTCGGGTCTTGAACCGTCAAATCAACGACGTCTGTAATCGTAGCGAAATCACCATATTGGCTCACCTCAGCCAGGATATCAACCTTACTCTGTTTGTGTCCGTTAGGAGTGATACCTTCACTTAACGGTGTGGTTGCGGCGGAATAACGATTGTATCTCCGCATCTTGATCGTATTACCACTCTTGCGACCAATACTAAACTTCTGTGCAAACTTATTGAACACATACTTCGGTGTCGGCGGCTGTAAAAGCGTCCTTTGATACGCTATGTTTACTGCCGGATCTACCTCGGTTGTGGTTGTAAGTGCATCCATAATTGTACTACCTTTCTATCCCATTATAGTGCTTTGTCCATAATCTTCTGATTATAGGCTAAGAACTCCGCGTCCGACATTGCAGCTACCGCAGCGGCACTATCTAAATTACCACCGCCACTGGCCGCTGAAACAGAAAGTTTCTTATTAGCGGCCTTGATCTTCGCCTCTGCATTTTCAGCAGCTATCTGAGCGGCAGTCTTACCACTCTGTTTTTTTGCTACCTTATAGTCAGGGTCGTTCTTGACGATCTCATAAGCTAACATCGCAGCGTTCGGGGAGTTTTGTAAAGCACTTATTAATGCTGGATTGTTATCGAGTGCTCTCTTTAATGGTGGGGCATACTGGAAGGTATTACCTACCTGCTTGCCTACCACCTGTTCATAATCAGGATAATTAGCTCGTTGATCACGGGTTGTTAAAGCACCTCTTACTTCATTTACCAGACCATTCAAAACTGTCTTGACCTGTCCGGCGGTTAGATAGTCGTCATCGTCTTCGACCTGGATTCCCATCTGACTGAAGATATCCGCAGCTTTACCCTTTGGTTGGGGTTCCTGTCTGTTGGCCAATACGACTGCCATCTGTTCCTGAAGTGTTTGTGCTTTAGCCTCTGCAACCTGCCGTTTGTTTCTCTCGGCTACTGCAGCGGCTTTCAAACCTTCTACGCTCTTATCATCCTGCCCAGCGGCATCCTGAGTGGCGTCCTGCTCACCAAGAGCAGAATCGTCATTGCCCGATTCATCCAGTTGACCGGCATCATCAACCACTGTTTCATCTGTGCCCGTGTTTTCTTCGATGTCCATTTTCTTTTACTCCTATTGACCCGGCGGCAGTCATTTACGCCCGTTGTTACTCATTCGCCCGATTAGCCCGGCGGCGGCATTGATTAAAGCCACATTGGCTTAGTTATTTACTGACGCTTTGGCAGCTTCCAACTTGGCTGCTCTGGCTGCGATAAGTTTATCGGAAATCAGTTTACTGGCTGCCTTATGCAACTTCGGATTAGCTTTGATCTCTTCTGCTCGTATCAAATTATCCGCAGCACTCTCGACTTCCCACTTATCCATGCCATATAAAAGATTTTTCTTGCTTACTGTTACTTCATCACTTGACATTGTCTTTTCTCCAATCAGTTATTTTCACTCCATATCAGAGGAGCACCCACGGCACTCTTGAATATAAACTTCGAAGCTTCACCCATCTCAGTACCACTCAGCATCGGTTTGTCCGGCGGAAGGATGTAAATACACTTCGCTTCACCAATCTTATTATTGATCCGCCATAAACTCGTACCTATCATTGGAACCAGCGGCGGTTTATTCAATAGCACTAATCGATTATGAATTACATGCTTCTTTGAGAAGTCCATTATCTTCTCACCTTTACTGCCCTTATTCAGCAGGTTGTTATCACGCTTGGCAGTTGGTCCAAGGTACCTGTCCTTACAAATCACAAGGATGTAATAGATAAATCCGTAATTCTCCTTAGCCAAGATCACTTTGGTCAATGCCTTGTGCAGTTCATTTGTCATGAACAACGTAACGTCTGGTGTTACTTTAATCATCTATGCTACCTCATTTAATCGTGCAAATTCACCGTTAAACTCTATCGCTCTACGATTATATGCCTTAGCGGCTTCTATTTCAGATACATAACGGCCTAAATTGTACAATTTACGCTTAAATCGTATCTCTGCTATCCACTTACCCCGACCCTTACACCATGATACTCCTTTGTATTTACTGGTTCCACCCTGTTTTGGTAACAAATTAGCCATGTTTTGTAGTCGTGTACAGATTCTCAGGTTACACCTTCTATTATCTAATTTATTTCCATTCTTATGATCAACTTCAAGATTTTCTGGTTCGTTCATTATGACACGGTTCATTCTAATTGAACTTGATTTGTTCCTTCTAACAGCATACCCCCAACAAGAGCAATACCATTTGAATTGGTTCAGATAGTCGTAGTCTTTATCATCAATAATAGCGAATTGGCCTTGTGTTAGTGGTATCTGTTTCATGATTTCTGCTTAACCTCCTGATTCTGCTGATTGATCTGTTCGAGACTGATTCCATAGTTGATTAACTCAAGGAACCTGCCAACTGTCATATCATTTATTTCGGATACCGTCTTAACTCTATTCAATGCAGCGTCACTCTGATCCTCAACGGCTTTAGCTCTCTGGGATTCAGCAATACCACGATTGGCAAGGATTTCACCCTTAACACGCTCGGTCTCAAGCATCTGCATGTGGTCTTGCGTTTGCTGTGCCTTCTGTTGAGCTGCCTTCTTCTCCTGCTCTATCTTCATAACGCCGGCCATTAACTCGCCCTTCAGTGCAACCGGTGCGTTCTTCAATAGCATCTCCCAGCTTATAGGTGCAGGATCACCCAGCTTCTGGCCCAACTCTTTAAGCTGAACCAAATCAGCATATAACATATTCCTCTGCGTATCTGTTAATACACCCTCGACCGTGACAGCGTCATACTTACCAAAATCATGCGATAAAAACTGAGGACTCGGCTCCTTGCCTAAGATCCGCTTGATTCTATCCATTGGATATTGCTGATATAACATCCGCATCTTGGATCCGACAACCTTCTGACTCAATTCGAGGTTATGAAACAAATCCTTCAGACCAACCAGACCACCAGTCTGACGCAACTTGGCCAGTACTCCAGCGATCTGAGGGTTACCACCTTGACTAAAGCCAGTCATCTCTTCATTGACACCCACACTCTTGGGCATCTGCCTATCAAATAGATCGTGAAGCTGGAACATGCCAGGTGGTATGTCGGGTATCTGTCTGTCTCTCGCTCTCGACTGATTAAGTGCATCCTTTTTGAACAATCGTGGCTTACCACTACCTGTGATAAAAGCATCTTCATCATCAACCAGTGCATCCTCTTCATAGTCCAGACCTGAGCCTGCCTGCTGTTCGAAGATTGCCATCATCGACATCATTCTCTTATCAGCTGCTCGCTGTGAATCCACCAGCCCTCTAACTAACGATTGCAACTTCATATCCATCTGGTCATAGTCGGGATCGTAGTATGCAATAACAGGGGTGAATGATAGATCGCCAATACCAAATATATATATTCCAGTAGATACCTCCTGACCATCAAGGAATGTCGTTACCTCTACTGTCTTCTCCCACTGAGGTATTATTGTCAACATAGTAGGATCAACGCCTTGAGCAACCATATCTATTAAGAATGCTTCTAATTCCTTATTAGTGCCACGCCACACTATCTCTTTGCCAAGCGGCTTAATCAGGATGACTTTACGCTCTATCGTAGTTCGCTGCTGGAATTCATCGTATGCCATTAGCTTCTCACCATACAACGATGGACGCTTATAGAATGGGAACATCTCCTTTGCCCCTGGCTTATCATCCGCATTGATTAGTGAATCCTTGCCGGGCATTAGCATACGGGCATCTTCTTTGGTTATATACTTGCGGAGGATACCGTAATGACAGTCTGTAAGGTCTCTTCGTGTGAATGTCGGATCGAGTAGGAACTGATTGTATCCAAACCTATCGAGTTTAGTGTCGTAGTTCCTATCATTATAAGCATTGATCAAGTTCATCCCAGACTTAAGAGATCCCTCAAATGCCTCAGCTATGGTATGATAACCATTGCAATGTGTCATTGCCCATGTGCCTATGCTTGTCAGCTGATCGGCTGTTTGCTCATCTGCACCCTCAACTGGATCAAATCGTATCGACTTGATATTATCCCTTTGGTAACCACTAACCCACTTCACTATCCGCCTGATCAGTGGGAAACTCATAGCCTCCCGCTTCTCCTTCAGGAACCGTCGCTTGTCTTGCTCAGTCCACGGATCACCTAGATATACCTTGAGGTCATTCTTGCACTGCATCTGCCAAGCGCCGAACGCAGCATTAGCCTGGTCATAGGCTTCCTTCAATTCCTTAACTCTGTCTCGTTCTGTACTCATGCGTATTGTGCCTTCAATGTTCGCCACTTATCTTTACTCATACCAGACGATGCGATACTCTTGATCAGTCCCTTTGTAGCTGCTAACGATACATACCTGAATGCATCGGCACCGTGATCATTGCCATCCTTCTCAGGTGTGCCGGTGAATACAGGATTCTCCTCGGTTGAGATCGCTCTATTGATCCGTTCATGATAACCCTGTAACCGCTTCAGTCCGTGTTCACAAGACTCACCGAAGAAACAGGTGTCGAGGAATCTATTAGTTCGCTCAATGCCCTCTTGAACCCGAATCTCTTTTGGGAGTGCTACTGTTCTGAAGCCCAGGCCTTGCATTGTCTCCATTGCTGACTGACCTGTTACTATCTTAGTTGCATTGCTTGCCATATCACAAGGCACTATCATCTCGGCATACTTATAGCCCTTAGTTTTGGACCAGCTATCAAACAAAGTAGCATATGAGTCCAACGAAACACCACTGTCTTCATAATAATCGATGATGTGCATGTTGGTTCCTATGTTCTGGACAAACCAAAAGGCTGATGTGTAGCCGATGTCAAGGACGATATAGACGTCATAGTTAGGATTAAACACCACATGTCCGAGTCGGTCGAGAGACCTGAGTCTCGACAGTTTCGCGGCATAGTATGAGCCTTTAATCGCCTTGTTACTCTTAAGCCCATCAACTCTAACTCTATATTCATCTGAATCCTCTCCGTATTTGCTTGCTATTCTTTCGACATAGTCCCTGCCATACACACCTGGTATCACTTCTCTTCCGAGTTTATAGTTCGGTGTGTCCTTAACAGATATGTTAATGTAGTTGAATGATGGATCGTCGAGACTCTCAGCGAACTCACCAACACCTGCGGTCGGGTTGCCAATGGCTACGAATCTCTTATAAGGTGCCCCAATATGCTCAGCTGCACGCCATATCTCCGGCAGGATCCCGGCAGCTTCATCGAATATGATCAGCAGGCTCTCATTATGATAGCCCTGGAACGCTGTTGCTTCCTTCGTTACTGTGTCCGGCTTGGTTGAAAAACCCGTTGCAAACCACCGCATGCCCGTATCCATCTGCATATCAAGCATTGTTGTGGTCATCTTACCGCCCATTTTGACCTTGGCATGTGCATGTGCATCCCGAATCTCACGCCATAAGAGATCTTTAACCTGTGTCCCAGTCGGTGCGGTGGTCACTACTGTACTTGGACAGTGCGTCATTAAGAACGTAAGAGCCAGTCTTCCGAGGGTATATGTCTTTGAAACGCCATGGCCAGCACCAACAGTTGTCCTGGGATTGTCTCTCATCGAGTCAGCTATCGCCTTCATCTTCGGCCATAAACACTGTCTCTTCACATCCAAGGCTCTCACCATGAACTCAGCAGGATCGTCATGACCCAGCATGGCCAGATCACTGGCTCGGTTTTTGTTCTTTATCGATACTATCTTTCTTATCCTTTGTTGCTTCGGCCAGGGCTTCTGCAAATGACAGAGCCCCCGACAACTCCACTTCGTTCTTATCAACCCAGTTTGCACGGTTCTTGAGCCATATAAATGCGGCCCCTGTGTCTGGTGGGTAATGTTTGGTTGTTTTGACTACGGTTACTTCCCCGTTGGCATTGCAGAAGATCTTATCCTCTTCATGTGAATATCCTGTTGCCCTCTCATGCAGTTTAGCTGCCACTTCTGAATCAGCTCTAATCTTCCCTGCCTTTAAGGACTCCAAAAAACTTGGATGATCTATCTTCCAGTTGTTAATTGTTGACTCTTCTACATCGAAGAAGTTGGCTAAATCCTTATCTGTGGTCTTCAAAAGGCATAACTTGTATGCCTGGTCATCATATTCGGGTAGGTATTTAGTGGGCCGTCCCTGTTTAGCCATCTATTTTCCCCTCATGCTGCTCTTTTAACATGTCAATAGCTGTTTTTGTGGTTGAATGGCGTTGTTTTGTTATTCCATGACGGCACCAATGGCCACAAGTACACCGGCATCTACAGATTTTTAGCGGTTCAAAATAATGTTTACCACATAATCCACAAGTCCATTCAGTCATTATGGGTGCCTCAGCCCTATGGTTTGGTGTTTATAGTCCTTGTTTTGGTCTTTGTACTGTTCCGCGATTAGAAGCTCTAATTCAGACTTTCGTCCTTTACGGTGAGCATTCTTGGATTTGTTCCTCTTTATCCGGTCGAGTTTTATTTGTCGTTTTGTAAGTATCATAGTCATTCTTTCGTAGCCTTTAAGGCGTATGAGCGCAAAAAGAGCCTGTCATTTTGGACTCTTCTTACGTTTTAACATCAAAAACAAGCATTTAGCCCGTTGACGTTGTCGCGTACTCAGATCTGTGCTGTCTAACCATTTTTATATAGGCCAGATACTTTGTTTCCCAAAGCACAGTCGGAACCACCACAAAACTATCTTGTGGTCGAGTGTGGCAGGCTTACCACACCTCTCTGTCGCCATGCCACTCTATTAAGCCGGCAGCATTGCTATTGTTGGTACAATCAAGAAAACAATTGATTGCCCTGAATTATGTATCTAAGAGTTGTTCTCTTACTTTATGCATTGTCTCTTTTTCAAATATGTTGATTGCTAAGATTGCTTCGGATGTTTCTATCCCCTGTGTGTTCAGGTCTCGCAGGTTCCTGTCGATTTCACTGACTGCAGAAGAGATATTCTCAATCCGTGTATCCATAACAGACATAATAACCCATACTCCATATCTTGGCAAGAACTAATATAAAATAACTTCAATGCTATTTAGTGTATAAAAATAAAATAATTATACACTAATACTTTGATTCAAGCTCGTTAGTGCGGTTTTGCAAAAAAACTCACCAAATCGCCAAAATAGTTATTGACAGTTTTTTTCCTTGTGATATACTAATAATCATGAGCGATGCAGATAAGTATATTATGGTAATTCACAGGTTTGTCAGAGAGGCCAAAAAAGACGGTTTATTTGATAACACCGCCCGGGCCACACTTGGTTTGAACCTCTACGGTGTCTATCAAG